GGGCTCATAGCCCCCTAACGATTATGCAAGCTTTTTAGCTGCAACTCGTACACTTTTTGTAACTTGGGTAGTTTCGCATAGCTCTGCATATTTGCCGAGTGCTAGACGTACCTTCTTCTGGTCAAGTGTTGTGCGTTCTGATTTAATAATTACTCCAGAAAACATTGAACCTTCTCTAGCCAGTAAACCAGACTTTTTAAATCTGATTTTAATTTCATCAGCCTTTTGTTTTAGGTCTGACATTTGAGCCAAGATGTGACCGAGGTCATCTATGTCTTGTGCTGTTACTGTTGGTCTGCCCATGTTGTTAATAGAAATTAGTAAGTTAGCAGTTGAAGGTATAACCCTTCATTTACTAGTGTAGTCGAAGAAGCTACATTTGTCAAGTAATTGGTTTATCTGACTTTGTGGGGCATCTCTTCCCAGATGATCCAATCCTTCGGTTTTGGTGCTAATAAATAACACTCCTTTTCTCCATAGGTATAGGCTTCAACAAGTAACTGTATATCTGCTGATAGGGCATCATTAGTATCTGCTAGTCTGCGGTGACTGTTTCCTAGAAATATCATTCCCCCTGTTAAGATTGCTGCTCCAAAGTAACCGATAGTTGCAATCCCGAAATGTAACTTAGTCATAGGCATCTCTTTTCTTTAATACTTCTACCTGTGATTCACATCTGGGGCAAGATAGATTAGTCATTACTGAGAACTCCTCATAGGTAGGCATTGACTCATCGGTGTCTATATCACCACCCCAGATCAAATCGCTGTCACACCACCAACACTTCATTATTCTCTACCCATTATTAATTCGTATGGAGTTATGTTAAGGTCTAGCTCCCAAGACTTTTCAAGTACTGTTCTTTGAATACTGGTAGGCACTAATCCCGACTTCTGCCATTTGCAAATAGATCCGCAGTTGCGGTTGATCTGGCGAGCCATTGGACGGATACCGCCAAATTCTTTTATACACACCTCAACAGGTGTTAATTTAGTTTTTTCCATATCTCTATATTGGCATAAATGCAACATTTAATCAAGTAATTGGGCAAAAAAAAAGAGGGTTGTTAACCCTCATAAGTAAAGTGTTTAAGCTTTTCACCAATACTTTTAATAAGTTTTCTTGGTGGGTCAGAATCCCATTCTTCAGATTCAACTAACAATGTAGTTAAGAAGTCATACTCTTCATCTGTAAGAAGACGTTCAAAATGAATTTGCTCGTCAATTTCCTCATTGGCTCTTTGTTCTCTTGAGTTTGATGTGTTCATTAGTTGCCCTCCAGTAAATTCATCATTTCTTGATACTGTTCTTTACTGTAGGCTCTTTTATCGTTAGGAATAAAGTCTTGCCAATCAGTTCCATCAATTCTGAAACTAAGGATTTTCTGATTGCTGCTAGTGCTTTGATCAATAAAATAATCGAACTCGCAACCGTCAACTTTTGAAGTGAATTTTTTAATAGTGTTCATTTTTAAAATCTCCTGTAAAAAAAAAGGGATGTAGGAGTAATTAAACTCCGTACATCTCCTTAAGTTTGTTGCGAGTGTCTACACCCTTATCAAATAGTGCTTTGAGTCCTGTCTCATCATTCTGCCAATGTCTAAGGTCATTTCTCAAAGTATTGTGTGTCTCAAGGTCTTTGGTAATACATTTGATTTGCCATTCAGCATCAAAGTTGTAACCGCATCTGTCAGCTTTTGCTTTGCTGTCAGCTAGACCCTCATCGCTTATGTAAGAAGCTAGTGTTTTGATTTCTTTATCAATCCACTTTTCCATTTGAACTGGTAGCTTCTGGAATTTCTCCCACTTAGCTAATTGCTTCTGGTCAACGATTGCTTGCTTGGCATCTCTTTTAGCTTGCTTTTCAGCTTCAGTCTTTGCTTGCTGAATTGACTTGCCTTCTTGCCTAGCACCTCGTCTATCGCTTCTGTACTGGACGTACTGAGTCATGTAGCCATTGGCTGAATTCTCACCGTAGCGATAGTTCCACATCATCTGAAGTTTAATCTGGAAACTTTCGTTAGCCTTAGTTACTCCATATACAAAACCTTCAATAAGGTTCTGTTCGCCAAGTTTAAGAGTTTCGTAGATACCGTGATCAGTTTCTGATAAATGGTTGTTAACTCTTTCAGTACATAAAGCAACTGCATGATCTCTTTGCTGTCTAGCTTGATCATGACAACGTCCTGTATGAACTCTGCAATGCCAAGGTCTGTGATAGTCGTTAGCTTCAACTCCTGTAATGTAGTCTTCTGTTTGGAAGAAAGTAATGTCTAGTAAACCTTTAGAGAGTTGATAGTAGTAAATCTTTTCTTCACCACGCCAAGTTTGCTCTGTGTCAAAGGTTCTTCCTTCTTGCTCACGTTTAGTCCAGATCTTGTTGTACTTGTCTACATCATGTTGTACTTGAGCAACAAGCTTATTGTAGATCTCGTCCTGTAAGTGGTCGGCTAGATTCTCAGGGAATTTAAATTGAGTCATTTGTTTGTAGTTAAATTGAAATTTAGTTAGGGAAACAAATCGGTTCGACTACCGATCTATTACTAGTGTTGCACTAAATCAAACATAAGTCAACAAATTAATTCCAGACTGTTGCGAAATTAGTTATATTTATATATATTTTGTATAATTTTATTTTTCTAAATGACACTAGCAGCACTTAGACCTCAAACTAAAGTTGTTGGTGTTTCAGATACTGGTCATCGAGTCGCTGAAGATCATCCGAATCATAATCCTCGGATAACTCAAGTGGTCGTTGATGCACTACGAGAACTGAATGAAGAAGGTATTGGCTATGGCTGTTTATCTACTATGTTCGGTATTTCTCGTGGGTATATAGCTCAGATTTGTCGTTATGAAAAAAGAGTCTCCTATGCAACTCGCTACAAAACAATCAAAGTTAGGTAGGCCAATTGCAAAACCTGATCCTGAGATCTGCGAGAAGGTTTTAGAATATGTTGCTAACGGTGGTACTTTGCGTTCTTTTTGTAGGCAGAAAGGTATGCCTTCCTACAGGACTTTGTATCGGTGGTTAGATAAAGATGAGGAGTTTATGTCACGCTTCGTACATACGAGCAGATTCCTAGGAGCTAGAGCAATTGCAGAAGAAGCTTTAGCTCTTGTTGATACTCCTCCTCCTATGATCGGTGAAGGTGAGAACGCAAGGATGGATAATGCTCATGTGAACTGGATGAGATCAAGGGCAGATCTAAGACTTCGGTTACTGGCTAAATGGTATCCACAGGAGTATTCAGAGAAACTAATTGGGATTGAGACTAAGGGTGATATTAATGTGAATGTAATTACTGGAGTTCCACAGTAGGGACGCAATCAAATATAACGTGGATTCTAGGGCTATCTCCTACGTTGTGGGCTGTATGGAGTTCTTTATTATTCATCCACCAGACATCCCCTTCTTCAAACCTTCTAAGCTCACTCCCTGACGTTTGAAAGCAGTGTTGATTAGACCTAAGAACAAGATGGAATCTTTGGTAACGATCAGCATATGTCCCTTGGTCTATGTGTTTGGTTACATGACCGCTAGGCTTGAGGTTAACAATCAATACCCTGCCCATATCTTTAACTCCTAGCTGCTCCAGTATTGGTCGTAGCAGTGGAATTAATGCTGACTTGAGGTATTCCATGCATGGATAGTCATAACTTCCTGTATCCCAAATGACGTAGTAATGATTCATCTTCAATGGACCACGAACAAAGATAGTCTCAGTGTCCTTATGTGGTGATCCTGTGAACTTTTGTCTTGCTTCGATCTCCTTCCATAACTCAGGTTTGGCATCCAACAATTGGAGTAATGGTTCAACGTCTAACCCTTCGGCTATGCGTCTGAAGTTAGAGGACTTTGTAGGGGTCATAGTCGGTCTGCTGTGTGGCTTCTTTACGTCTTTTGATATAAATATCCTCTGGTTGTTTCTTGGCTACTGGAAGAGCGAATGTAAGGGCTAGTGCATCAGCTAGATCTGGTGACCCTGCTCCCTGTAATCTCTTCTTGATCTGATCCTTAGACTCAAGGACTCTTCTACCCACATTGTCGTACCAGTAAATGGGAGTAGCTAACTCTTGTTTAAGGGCTATGTCATTGGGTATTGCACCACCTTCCTCTACCCACTGCTTCATCAACCACCACATCTCAGTTCTGCGGTTGATATAGAGTTCTGGCTTCATGGCCTTACCACCGAATGGGATTTCAATAACGTCATAGGACAGTTGCCGTAGTCTATCAATAACTCCACTCCCTGCCCCTGCATCACAAAAGACAGCATCAGGACTATGCTCCTCAATCAGATTGGCAACTCTTGTAGCTAACTCCATATTGTCTATTCCTCGGTAGACGATAGGCTTAAAGGCTTGTCTCCCTTGTCTTCTGAACACTACAGAACGATCATCCCCAAATCTTGCAGGGTCGATGCCTAGGACTACAGGAGATAGTTTCACATGGTCTTTCTGATATACACGTTTAGCTGCATCTTCGGTATCTGCTAGGGCTATTAACTGATCATCACCTTGGGCTGAGAAGTCGCATAGATATTCCCTAGCAAATGAAGTCTCACTCATGTCTCGC